GATTTTATTCAGAAACTACAAAAAGAGGAATTTTCAGTAATTTTTATAACTGCTCAGCGATTATACGACCCTCCCACTAGAAGACTTGTAAGTATGGAAAAGATAGTTAAGATTGTTACAAGTTTAAATATGCGTCATTTGGAAGTAGTATTCAACTTACTCTTAAGCAAAGAGTACAATGCAGCTATTTCTACCTCTGTTAATTTTTATAATATGGGCATGTTAGCTGGGAATATCCTGATAAATTTTCAGTCTGGCAAAATAAAACAACCAGAGGTACGTCTTGGCTGTAATGTGTCACGCTTAGAAGCGTTGGGGTTATTTTATAAAATATTTTCAAATAAAGATATAAGGGAGAGGATAGATGAACTTTATTAAAAACTACATACTATCGGATTACTCAATTATTCTCCAGGGATTGGTTATACTTATTATTTTATTGTTTCTCTCAGGACGTGTCGTATCTTCGGTGAAAAAAGATACTATAACTTACTTGCAAAGTATGTCTGTAAAAGGTAAAGGGGTAGTAAATGTTTACAAGAATGTGAGAGAGATAGTGATTGAAGGTTCTAATGTAGGGCAGAATTCCCAGTCCTTCGTTTTTCCAAAAAGTCGTTGGGTGACTATCAAAGCGAAAAAAGATGTTACTACAGATGAGGAGCAAATTCTAATAATTGAATTAAAATAAATTTGCACTTTGGAGGGTTAAATGCTTGACGTATTGAACTTATCTAACGTTACTCTTGTAGCTCTAACCAAACTTCTTTTGATTTTTGCAGCAATTTGTGTCTTTGTTATCTATATACTGGGAAAGGGAGTAAGTTCGTTGGATAAACGAATGGAAAATATCGAGGAAACATTGTCTCAGTTATCTCCCGCTATTACTGAAATAAACATAATACTTTCTGCTCTACTTAAGATTTCTAACATAGAAAAAAGTAGTTTGATTAAAAATAAAAAGGAGGTAGATGATGTCAACTAAGGGAGGAGATAAGGCTGTAGGCGGTTCTGGCGGTGCTGGTAATATGTCTGCATTTGGATGGATTTCGATGGGCGTAACCTTATTGACTGTAGTGTTTGCGTTATTTTCTAAGGGCCATAATGATAAGACCGAAACGGCAGATGTTTCTGTAGAAATTACTCCGCCCCATACGGATTCGCAACCTCTGCCCAGAACTTACGGTACGTGTAAGGTTAGGGCTAACACAGTTTGGTGGGGAAATCTTGTGATTAAAGACAGTACTATGGACGAAATAAACAAACGCTACTACTAGAGGAGATAGACTATGCCTGCATTATCAACCGCTTTTACTGTAGTTAGCATAGCAGCCTCGCTAATTCTTCTAATGGGAGGAAAAAAGAAAGCTAAAAAGGCGAAGAATAAACCCGTAGGAAAGCGTATTTGGTCCGACCACTTACTTGCTTGTGCTTATTATTCTCCCAGAACTGTATGTCTATACTTTAATGTCATCTTAGTAACTGGTGATAGATTTTTATTTACAGACCCGATGCCTATGGCCGAATTCTGGGGACACGAATATGACATAGGGCACGCTATATACGATACAAGTACTAACGCATACACAAATGTGGGCATAGCAGATTGCTTCACCATAGAATACCCTGGTTCGTCTATGCCTGATAATTTCTTTGATACGCTAGATGAGTTGGAGCGAGCAAATAGAATACCAAAATTTAGTAGAGGTGACGGTGCAAACCCACAATATAAAACACATTCGTTAGGAGTCGCCACATTTGCCGTCAATCAGGGATTTATGGGGGTTAATAACGGAGCTATTCCTGGCTACCAAGCGATACTAACAATAATTCCAGGAACAGTTTACTTACTCATGAAGTATGGGGAACCATTAGGTCTAGGAGACTCCTCATATTGGGTTCGGTTTAGGAAGTCTAATTATTGCGGAGATGTAGTAGATTTAAACCCTATCGCAATAGTTACAGATATCCTACTAGACTTGTATAGAGTAGAGGATATTGATTGGACGTCAGCAGCATCTATAGGAGGAAGATTAATCACAACATTTCCATATATGTGGTTTTCTCTTGCTTACAAAAATAACAGATATTCGGATGTTCTGGAAACCATGTCTAAAATAGCTCGTATAGCCGTGAATCTTTCTAGTGATGGAAAGATTAGGTTTAAACTCCTGTATGACCCTTACGAGGACGTATCTTCTCTTCCAGTAGTAAGACTTGAACGCATGACGGACGTTACGATAGAAAAGCCATCAACAGATTCGTCAGATGTGATAAACGAATTTAAGGCAAGATACCTTGCTTGTCGTATTGATGAAGTATATGACGGAACTGGAGATGATGCTTACGAATACTTATATAATAGCGCTGCTGCCCCTCCAGTTGCGAATATGGCTCATGCGATGCTTATAGGAGCTAGAAAAAGACAATCTTTAAACCTAGATTACTTACATTGGATAGACGATGTAAAGGCCTACCTGGAAGATATGCTTGACATATTCAGTAAACCAACAATTAGTGGGTCTATTAAAACTTCCTTCGCCTACAACTACTTAAATGTAGGTGATGGGTTTACCATAGAAGTTCCTTTGGAGTAGAACTATGAGCGAAAATTTATTAAAAATTTATGCAACTGTAATAAGTAAAACCATTAACGAGTATCCTAGCGAGACTATTGATATTGAATTTAAAGAGTATAGGGAGATTGCAGAACAAGGAGAATTATATATTCCTTCTGTTCCTCCTCTTCCAAGTCCTTTAGCTGAGGATAAACCCCTTCCCTTTTTGGTCGTTAAAACATCTCCCTTAATAACAGGCGTTTCCAACGTAATGTTCCCAGCGCATATTACAAGTGGTACATTTAACTCATTTTCAGTCTTTGAAAAGAATGAATATACAAACGACCCTGTTAACGCTGAGGCCATCGCATCTTACGGGTCTCCTGAAGCTACATTAATTGGAAAATTGGCGACGCCTGTAGATTTGAGGGAAAGTATCGACACCGTAGAAGTTACACTAGAGGGAGTAAGTAGTGAAAACGAAAGACTTCCTGAAGATTATTACAATAGACTGGGGGAATTTTTTGAGGAAGATACCCTAACAAATTGGGTCTTACTTACAGATATTGACTACCCAGAAATAGGTGAAGACGAGGATTCTACTCCTGTTATCCATGCCTTTGGTATAGGATACTTATTCAGAGTATTTCGCAGCGTAATTTTATCTCCAGAAGAACCTATTAGAATCCAATTACAAGGTTTTCTTAATGTAGATGTCGGAGCGGACCGTTACTTAAAACTATTGGATATGGGAAAGTCAGTAGTATTTTTAAATAGTACTTCCACCGCCTCAAGCTACGGCATTACCCTTGCTCCAGTAACTAATGTTTTTTTCTGTGACCTTGCCCTTGTTGGTGTTGAATCTAATGTGATTGGGATAGCCTATTCTATGTTTTCTACTGAAGGAAAAAAGACCGAAAACGATGGAATTGTACCTGCCGAATATTCGTCGTACCCCAAACCGTACATAACAGTGAATAGTGAGTTAAATCCTATTCCTGGAGGGACAGACACTTATTTGATAGTTAGAAGTGTAGATACACTTGACTTGAGGTTTTTTTATTATTCACCTAGAATGTTAGATAACTCACAAAATCCGTTGGATATAACGCCTTCTAACGGTATTGAACCGACCACTTCAATTAATGAAGTTGCATTACATGGTGTAACTGAAAATGTTAACGTGATTTTTAAGTTTACTGCTGTCGCTCCAGATGGAACTCCTACGGGAGAAGTATATACTAAAGTATTCCAGATACAAACTATAGGGTATAGGATATCTATAGGTGAAATTATAGGGGCATTAGGAGGGGCTCCTAGATTCGACATTACGGCATATCCTGACCTTACAGGAAATTTATACTACACAACGTCAGAAAGTAATAAAGTGCATGTGGAGGTATCCGATGTATAAATTTGCACTGGAAGACAAACCAGTTTTAAATAAAGACTTGATGTTTGTCAGATTAGTCAAAGTAGATAATTTTTTAGAGATTGAACGCTTATACCAGGATAAAGTAATTTCCACAATTTTTCCTCCTTTATTTAATAACTATATTTTAGTGTTCGCAGAAAACGATAACTCAAAACTAAACGGAATTGTGTTGTGGCTGGAGGGAAACGCAGGAAAAGCAAAGTTAGTAAAGCCAAGTAGTTTACCTGAAGAGCAACTACGTCTCTTGGCAAAAAATGCGTTGGGGTTGGCTTATAACACACCATATACATCTATAGACCTAAATCCATTAGAGAGGTAGATAATGCTGAAAAAGATAGAATACGATACTGTTGGTTGGAATATGTTAATTCATTTAAATATGATGAATTATGTGTATAAGTACGGGTCAAATTTTTTTGCGACTGATAAGGTTATGGGAAATGTTGATGAAAAACGTGTGGTAACTATAAATTCAGCAGGATTTCTAGCTTTATGTGAGCCTGACCAATATCCTGTTGGTGTGTGTACCTTATTGGAAGATGGATTAGCTTATGTTCAAATATTGGGAGAAGCTACGGTTGCTACTTCGACTGGAATAGATACAACTTTAATAGGAAAATACGCCTATGTAGATGACACAGGATATGTAAATGTATCTCAGTCTATGTCAGACCTATACCCACCATATCGTATTATAGGAGTATGTACAGAAGTTATTAACGCAAGTACAATTAAGGTAGTATTAGAGGGACGAGCAAACCACCCCGCTTTGTTCCCAGAATATGTAACTCCAGCTACTTTATTTTACGAAGGGTCGTCTGACTCTCCTTTATATGTAGTAAAACTTACTGGTGAAGTTGACTTAGCGACGGGAAACGTAAACGTCGGAGACTATTTATATGAAGGAACTGAAGGAGTAAGCTCTACGGAAATCGTAGGTAATCGTCTATCTATTGAATTTATACCTACATTTAGTTTTACTCCAGTATATTTGGCGTCACATTATCATTCAACACCATCAAGCATTAGTGTAAATTGCTCATCAACTGTTGCTGACATTTTCTTGTTTGATTTGAACGGTAATCCTTTAGACTGGTTAAGTGGAAGTGAAAATCCTAAAATATTTTTTCTAGCACACGGGGAGTAATGCAATGTCCGCATATTTAATGTTTCACCCATCAACTTTACATTGGATAGATTCGGGAAATAAATTTTTCATAAACTTATTGAATGACAACTTTTTACTAATGTCAAAATATTTAACCCCCTACTGCATCTTTATTCCTAGTGTGGGGTCGGCACCTATAAAAATGCACGAGATAGCATATGCGGTTTTCTTTGAAAATATGACAAGACTGGCCTGTAGTAATGTGGATAATGGTTGTGGGATAGCAGGTGTTGTTGTAGGAAGAGATGAAGAGAGGAGACACCTATTGTTAAAGATGGGGGGAGTAGCCTATGTAAGATACGTTGGAGAGGTCTCTCCAGGAGACTTGCTCGGCGTGGCTGGAACCAAAGCTATAAAAATCACAAGCCCTGTAGATAAACGCTATGTAGTCGGAACCTGTATTAAGGTTTTATCAAACTACAATTTGGCACTAGTAAGATTAAGAAATTTTGCTACACATACAGACTTAGTTAATGTGGATAGCTTCCTACTTCCACCCCAGCTATTCGCTGGAGCAAGCTCTGGAAGTAGAACTGCAGTCTTCTTTGTGTATGCAAAATATACGGCTGCAGATAATTCCGTTCACATAATTTCCACAACAGAAAAACAATTTACTGCTGACGGAAATGTAAGTGGTTTCACCAAACATCCTCTCCATCCAGATATTCTTCTTTCTGATATAAACGGCGATGAAATTGTATTATACTTAAAAACTTCCTTACATAAATCCTTCACAACCTTGCGTATGGAATCTACCCCACCCAGATACAACATTAAGCAAATAGACGACACCGTGATTCTTACACCAAAACCTGGAGCTAGTATAGCAGATTTAGATGATAAACCATTTACTATAACTATATGGGGGGTCTGCTGATGACTTTATCTATGGAAAAGGAAAATGGCTTATGGCTTCCAACAGTTGATATATCTCTAACATATAATGTTGGCGAAAACATTGACTTAATTGCTTTCTTTCCAGAAGTGGATGATAATTTTGGCCATTTAAATACCATGAGCGGATTTGCAACCACAACATTGGGATTCATTCCAGATTATAGTATTCATAAAGGAATTAGATTAACGTCATATGGGAACGAATTACACGATTCTAACAGTGACTTTCCTTGCTTTTATATAGGTTGTACCTGGAATTTCGACTTTACAGAAAGTAAACTTGTTCCTCCAGTAGTTCCTTTCGTTGGAAGGCTTGACATTCCTCTAAACCAGACATTTGATGATGGGAGGCTTGTCTATTATGTTGATGGTAACTTCACGGAGGAATCTGACGGAACTGAAGTAGCGGGATTGGTTTCCAAGGACCAACCTTTTGTATTCCCACTATCTTGTTTTATCTCTCTATTTGGGACCGCAGCTACCTCAAAACAGTTGTTTAGAGATAATGAACCTAGGCAGGTTATTTTCCTGCATTACGATAGTGAAAGCGGAACTGGAGGAGGTGTAGCTAACATAAGATATGACGCTATAGAAAATCGTCATGTGCTGGATATAAGTACTGACAAGGCCTTGTTTAAACCTCCAATAGTTTTTGCTCAAGTTACTGGTGGGGATTTAGGAACTGTTATGGTCCAAGAAACAACAGTAGATTCTATCTATTTGAAAATTTATAAAACAGATGGTACTATAGATACCAACGATAATCCTCAAACCTTTACCTTATTCGGAGTAGGAAGCTATGTATAATATTTTAGCCTCAGAACAAAGTGAATACCAACATATAATGGTAATTGAATTTTCTGGAGAAAAAAGATTATATTTAGATAACATTTTTCAGACATCCTTGCCCAACGACGACTACTACGAAATCTTACTGGATGGCGCCGAGCCTTCTGATGATATTTTAATTCTTGGAGGAGGTGACCTTACTTCTGTCCCAGTACTTCGTAGAAAAGGAATACAGAATTATAAGATTGTTGAAATTGACGAAATGGTGATAAATGTGTGTAAAATTTTTTGTCCAGTAAGAGAGGAGCGGTATAAAGATAAAATTGTAATTGGGGATGCATTTGAATACATACAAAGGGATGAATCGTATGATGTGATTGCTATTGATTTATTGGGTTTTGCAGATTTAAATAAGTTATCTGATTTGTTGACATTAGAAGAATTTTTACGGAAAATTATTGACAGAACAAAAAAGTATTTTTCGGGTTTTATCGGATGTGGTATAAATGGATTAACTGCAGGAATTATACTGCGTGATTGGATAAGTAAGATAAACAAAGTGAAGAAGTTTTTTCTTATGTGTGATGAAGCTGGACAGATATTTTTTACTGCACACATAAACCCGAATATAAAGATGAGTCCAGCTACATTAGCAAAAACAATCTTTTACCCAACTTGGATTAATATTCCAAAGGTGCTGACAAATAAAAGTTTAACCGATAAAATGGCCTACTGCTCGGCTATTTAATATAGAAGGGGTTGGAGATGAGTGATAGTTACAACTTAGTTGACCCAACAGTTCCAGATATATCTGCTGAGGATGTATCTTCCGAAAAGCCAGACGGTGTTTTAGATTTTTGCGTCCGTAACATTTCTTATGTAATCGGCAAGAATAGACAACTCATAGAAGAAGCTGAAGTTGGTTTTGATTCTTACATAGGTAAAAAACCTCATGTCGCTGCTCAATTTCAAAACAATATGTTAAAGGCCCTTCAACTAGAAGCTGATTTAGTAAAGCTACTTCTAACTATCCGAGAATATACAAGAAAAGAAACCAAAGAATCTGGAGAGGATAGTAAGTATGTAGATAATAGAAAAATTGTAATAAATTTAGATAGTAATTCCAGGAGGATGTTGGCTGATGTTATCAGCGGAAAATTCTCTCATAAGTAAAGATGGGAAAATACAGGAAGAAATTCCTCGTGAAATTCTAGCCGAAGTGTGTGCTTTCCATTACGATGCGTTTATGTATTCTGTTCTTCCAGACTTATTTTATACAAAGTCTTTTAGCCCATTCCATCGCTATCTACTAAAACTAATAGAAGATAATCAAAAAACGAGAAGGAGACGTGTTGTTGCAGGTCCCAGGGGATGGGGTAAATCCACTACTATTTCCGAAGGTGGTCCACTGTGGATTGTATGCAGAAATGATTATTTACCACCAAAGAAGCGTTATAAATATATTTTGCTAGTTTCTGACACGCAACCCCAAGCAGAAAAGAGATTGACAACCATAAAGGAATATTTGGAGTCCGATATAATTGCCTATTTATTTCCACACGCCCACGGTCCTGGAAAAAAATGGAAAAGCTCAGAAATAATAACTAAAAACGATATCTTGATTGGAACTGCTGGTTTGAAATCTTCCATACGTGGAACTAAATATAAAAATAGGAGGCCAGACCTTATTATAGTAGATGACCCTGACAACTTAGAATCTGTTACCTCTCCATCACTATCAGCAACTGTTGAAGAAGTGTTTACAAGAGACCTTGTAAAAGCAGGAAGTGAAGATGCAGACATTTTAGTAGTCGGAACTGTCCTTGCTAAAACTGCCTTAGTATATAAATTACTTTATAGTGAGGACTACGCTGCCTGGGAAGGAAAGATTTTCAAAGCCCTTGTTTCTTTCCCAGAACGAATGGACTTATGGGATGAATTTGGAGAGATATTAAAAGACAGGGAGAATAAGTTTAGGAAAAAAGATGCTCTAAAATTTTATTTCGCACATAAGGAGGAGATGCTCAAAGGAGCTAAGTCATTATGGGAGGAAGTCTATCCAGTCAGAAAGCTAATGGAAGAATACTACTTAGAAGGCAGAAGAGCCTTTATGCTTGAAAAACAGAATGAGATAATTGAAGATGAGGAAGGAGTATTTAGACCAGAAAAATACAAGTATTACGAAGACGAAGAATTGGAAAAAATATATGCTTACCATCCTCTCATATATGTTTATGTTGACCCAACTGGAGGGAAACAGAAAAGCAGAGGAATTGGAAGAAGGAAAGGCGATTCCGACTTGTTTAGTTTATGTGCTTTAGCGAAACTGGATAATAATTTGATTTATTTTATTGACAATAAGGTAGGTCAATTAAGACAAAGCGAGCAGTATTTTCTAATATACAAGTTTATAAAAGAGTATGAGGAAAAAGGGTTAAGAATTTTTAAGTTGCTTGTAGAAGATAGAGGGGATAATTATTATGTCAACGGCCTAAAGGAATTTCTAACGAGACGTGGTTTACGCAGGCCTGTCCCACAAGTTGTTACCCATAGAGTGAATAAGGTTGAGAGGATATCAATGTTAGAGCCATACCTTGACAATTGGACTCTTATTCTTCCAGCTAACAGAAGGCGTTTTAAAGAATTTTACACTGAATTGGAAACATATCCCTATTGTGATTTTGATGATGTTCTGGATAGTTTGTCTGGATGCTTCTTTGCAGCATATAAAACCTTTAGACTGAGGTATGCCTGATGACTGACCCTTCTTATATTTATAGACCAAATTTTCCTTTAGTAGGGGCTAGACGGAATATTAAAGGCGAATACGAGCCTCAATTTAAAAGGGAAACTAAAACCATTTTTGGAGGCATCGTAAAGTTAAGGGAAGTCCCTCAGTTCTCTGGGATAGGAACCTCCATCTTTATAGATGGATTTACTGAAGTAACTACAGACCCAGGCCCCTTGCAGTTTAGAACAAACTACATAACAGGAAGGCTTTACTTTAATGCAGCCGATAATGGTAAAACAGTAACTATAGAATACTATGGGCTGGGCTCTCTAGTTGCGATAGATGAAATTAACTATATATGGTATCTCATAACAAAGAAATTCAGGTTCTTGTCACTATTTGATACCCCAGAATCGTATAACGAGGCCAGCTACAAATATTTGCGAGTCAATAAAACAGGAACAGGCCTAATTTTCTCTGTCCCAGAATTAGGCGAAAGTATGTCAAGACTGGGAGTTTTTTATATCCCTGCTAATGAAATTATTTCAGTTTCATCCGACTCTCTAAGTAAAGTTGATATTGTTAAAATTTATGAGGTAACTAACGGAGAAAGTACGTCTGGAGGCATAGAAAACTCTAGCAGTTATGTGGAAGAGGTAGATGAGGCCACGGTTACTACTGTCGATAATTATTGGACATTATCTCTTCCAGTGATAGAAGCTGGAAAAGGATACTACATTGAATGTAATGATGAGATAGATACATCGGATTGGAATTATATTGACAAAATATATTTTGATGAAAGTGTTTCGGCAGACGAGAAAATAAGGTATTTAATTAAGGCCGATGACGAATATTATGGCTGGAGTGGCTCTTACTTTTTTAAGCTAAATTCGTTTACGGGAGATTCTATCTTAGTAAATGGAATTTCAAATGATGCCATACAGGCTCTAGGACCACAACATTTTGAAATTTTTGTAGGGAAAAGATTATCGTTTGTGGCATCTTTATCAACCCTTAGCGAAGACCACGCTCCTACTTTTAGAAATAAAATGACCGTAGAAGGATGGAAGGGAAAGACTTATCAAGAAACAAACGTGGTGAATGCTACATACTTTCCATCTGAAAATACATGGAACTTGGAAAATACGTCAGATGAAGCTATTAATGTGGTTGCTATCTTTGGTTCTGGAAGGGACGACTCTTGTTGTAGTGTGTCTGCATTTACCTTTGAAGACCTTGCCCCAGATACTCCTGTGGAGATAAAAGCTAACATACAAACAACCTGTCAAGTAATGCAGTCTGTAACAGGCGAGACAGTTAGAGAAGGTATATTATTACCAACTACTCCTGGTAGCTGGGAAGTAGTTGATAATCCTTATGCACTTCTGTTCGTAGAATATAGCGATACGTTTGCTTTAGAATTTGAAGAGTGTAAAAACATAGAAAACACGGGATATAACTTTAAAAGCATATTCAAGTTTAAAGATGGAAAAGTTGTTGATAGCTTAGGTAATTTTGTAAACTATGACATAATAGGTGAAGTAGCTCCTGTTCCGACCCCGTTTGGAGTTGGCATCACTCTAAGACACCTACAAAGTCACGGCGTGAGGATATCAGACGACGGTAATGATAATTGTGGTATTTGCTTCTTTATTAGAAGTTCTAACAATTACGTAACTTATTATATATTATCTACGAACAACCTTGTCTTAATGAGCGACATATATTCAAAGCTTGCTGTTACTGATAATACTTCTACCCGCACAGTTATTATGAATTATACAGACTCCAGAATCACAACACTTGGAAACTTTAGCTTTGCGGGGATTGGTCCTGGAGCTAGGGGATGGGCATACAATCCATCAAGTGATTCAATTATCGTAAAAACTAGAAATTCTACGGGAAATTGTATTTATATCGGTAGAGCACCTAACCAGCCAAGTCGCTGGGGGTCTGGGAATACAAATGCGACAGACCCTACAAAAGTACTTGATGTAGCTCTAGCGTGGGTTGGAGATGATGTAAATAACTTAGAGGTCATAAGATACGTGATTGACCAGTACCAATCCTTAATGTCTTACTATTCCAGTGCGTTCGGACAATACACAAAAACTAGACTACATCCCCCATTCAATTCGTCCGACATAACTGTTGACAATGTTTCTCCCAGAAACTTCTCTACTGATGAATTACTGAACTTTAATCCAAATAGGTATCTCGTGGAGCTAGACGGTATCTTGTATAGATGGGATACCACAAATTTAGTCTTTGAAGAGGTCTCCTCTACAAGTAGTGCAGAAAATTTATATAACGCAGGAAATACTCTGGAGGAGATAGGAAACATTCCAGAGGATGCTTGGCATGACAAGAATCCTAGCACATTGGCGATATGGATAATAGCTTACACTGATTGGAATAGAGCTCCTGTAGTTCCTACTAAAGTAGATATTAACAAAACTGAGGTAACTGCTGATGGTTGGCGTGTGTTAAAGGCAGGTGAAGAATGTACGGTAGAGTGGTATCCAGGCAGAAGGATTTGGAGGGTAAAGCATCACCTACCAGAAAATTACACAATTAAGGTTATTGTAGCAGGACTTACAACCACAAATGTAAGGGCTCAGTACTTTACAGAATTGCTTGATACACCAGATTCTTTGGATTATCATACTCCCCAAGTATTAGCAGCAAAGAACGGCAGAGTTACAACAATCCCTTACATTAATCCGTGGATATTTCTTAGACCTTAAAGGAGAGAAAGCATGATTCATAGGGAAAAACCAGGGGCAGATACCGAAGTCGTACTTTACACTTCCATCTCCAGAACGTATAATATTTTGTATATAGCTAATAACTCAGAAGAGGAAGACTTCGCTACTGTCGCTCTTCTTAAGTCTGGAGAGACAGGTGTCCAGGATAAAGAAATCTACCCATCTCTAAGAATACCTCCACACGACACATTTATTACATCACCAATTCCCCTAGACCAGACAGAATCAATCGCAGTCAAATCAGCAGGCGGAAACCTGGTATTTACATTGTTAGTATCAAGTGTTTACGAAGGGTAACATTAAACGTTTAAAGGGGGTCTTGACAAAATGGCTAGAAGAAAAGTTAGAAAAAAGACAACGAGGGTAAAAAACAGAAGTAAATTCCCAAAGTCTCTAAAGAAGATGTTTCAAAAGGGTGGGAAACTACTAACACAAAAGAGACGTAGGGAACTCCCAGCTAGGTATTTTTTACTTCCAAAGCAACGGAAGTATCCGTACGTGAATCCAAATACTGGGAAGCCTTCTGTTTATCTTTTAACTGCAGCTTATAGAAGGGCCAAACAATATCATAGAAATGATATAGCTGCCAAAGCTGCAAGATTGTTGAAAAGATATTTTGGAATAACTCCTGGAGAAAGAAGGAGAAGAAGGTAGTAAGATATGTTCCAAAAGTTTGGTAGAGGCCTAACCCAACCCTGGTCATTTTTGGATTTAAATGACACACCCAACTCATACTCCCTACCAGAGGGCCTGTTTCAAATAGCCAAAACAGGCGACCAAGTAGTGGTAGCTCCTGTAGTTCCCGTTTATCGTATGGGAACTGCAGGAGAAAATATTAGTAAAGGGAATGTTGTCTATATTGGGTCGGATGGAAATTATTATCAGCCAACTGAATATTCTAAGGATTATGACATAGTTGGAGTGGCTTATAATGATGCTGCTGAAGGCGATTCATTACTAATTATTGTCTTCGGCATTATTAATGGTTTTGAAAATTTAAAAACAGGGAAGAAGTATTTTCTCGATAAAAACTTGCACTTAACTACAGATACATTAAAAGGTAAAATTCAGTATGGTATCGCAGTCTCAGAGACTGAAATATTAATAGAATTATTTTCAGGAACAAGTACCTTCGGAGGTGGTGGAATGATAGATATGTTTGAAAAAAGGGAGGAGTATGATTCCAACGGAAACCTTATTTTTGAAGGTTCTGCTCCTCCAGGAAGTAAGGAGTCAGACCCTGTTTGGTTTATCCAAAGATATATCTATGAATCAAACAGTAGAAAAGTAACCCGTTTGTTTGCAAATAGAGATACTGAATTCAACAAGGTTTGGCGCTATAGGGAATACTATAATTACTTTGATGTTTTTAGCGAATTATACGAATATGACGAAAATGGATTTTTGAAGTATAAAGGGAAAGGAATTCCTGGAGCTACACCTGACTCTCTAGGCTGGGTAATTGCAAGAAATACGGCTGATGCTAACGGTAACACCATTGAGCTGGGGTATGCTGAAGGAAATCGTATAACGCATAAGAACATCTGGAACAACAGAGAGTCTTACAATTACGAGGTTGGGCACGTTGTTCTCATAGAATATGATACGCATGGATATATTGTATATAAAGGCACAAGCGAAGCTGGAAAACAAACAGATAAACCTATTTGGACCATAGAAAAGTATGTTTATTACGGAAATAAGTTGTATTCAATTGGCGTCGAAGAGAACGTTGCGTGGGATAATAGGGAAGCATATGACTACTCTTCCAAATATATCTACTTATCCTCTGCAGATGGGACTTACATTGGAGTCGCTGAGTCTCCAGCTTACCCTACAGACCCTGTGTGGGAGATAACTAAAGTTGTGACTGACCCAGATACAGGCAACGTTATCAAAATCCAAAAGAGGACTTCAGTTCGCTGGAGTGAAAAAGAAACGCTAGACTATACTCAGGAATATTGTGAGCTTTATGATTACGATGACGACGGAAAGCTTATTTATGTAGGTAAAACTAATACTCCTGGGCATGAAGAATGGAAGAATATTTGGGTAATAGAAAAGAATGTTATAGATGAAGCTACAGGACAATTGTTGCACGTATCAGTTGCTAACAAGAACCTAGAAAGCGACAACGTTTGGTCTCTCAGAGAGTCATATAATTATGATGAAGGAATCATTAGAATATATGATTACGATACTGACGGAAAAGTAATTTACGAAGGACATACAGTTGCAGGCGCTAAAACATCAGACCCTGCGTTTTTAATATATAAATTTAACTATGATGTTGACAGGAATATTGTCTCAAAACTATTACCAAATACAGACCCACAGGAATATAATAAAGTATGGGACGATAGGGCCACATACTTTTAAAATACAGTGGGGTCTAAGTCAGCCCCACTGTATTTTGGTACAACATCTTTTCTGCACTTAAATCAAAGTCGATATAAATTCCACTTACACCCCTTCCTTTCCTTTCCAGAATCTTACTTACATAGAATGGGTATGTTAAGGTAAAGTTGCTCTCATACTTCTTTCCTATATGGTAAGGTAAGACGACAAACCAGCAATTATCAATAATTGGAGAGGGAATATGAACGTGGTAAACTATCTTGTTTTCTACAAAATAGTTAAAAAAGTTGATAAAATTCTTAGCTACTCCTATTGTAGCTCCTGGAAGGATGAAAATCTTATCATCTATAGCGTTAATGACGTCCAGATTCACCTGACTTAGTCTCAGTTCATGAAATGCAGTTACTGGAGGACAAAAGCAAATAAGGTCGTGTTCTTTTAAAGGGAAGTCAGCCGTGTCAGGAATTTCTTTCGGAATCGTTGGAATATTTTTACTCTCAACACTTTCCAATGTATATAAAAACTTATTAGTTAAATTAACCCTTTCAACGTTTACGTCTCTTACCAGATAGAATAGGTCATCCACAACGAGAGGCCTCTTTATATTAAACGCCTTGATAATATCTGTAAGAAAGGTACTAAAACAATTATAAACTGGAACTGATATTATATCTACATACGCAACACAACCATTTAACACATATATTGTCTGACCTAACTTTTTCAAAATAAGAAAAGAATATGGAAAAGTCTCGTAATATTTTAATGCGTTATCATCTTTTATCTCAATGAGAAAGCTCATCTCCAACTCCTTTTGAACACACTTCGTCCTCTAGGGCCTGTAAAGCATCCCAAAATCTTCTCCGCATTTCCCTATTGAATTCATCTTCCAACTGAGGATTTCCTGTCGGATTATTTTGTGTTGGAAAAGGATTCTGCATTAAGGCCTTTAGCCAATAGTACTCTTCTTCAGTTAGTTCTAATATTAATTTCTTTTCTACCTTGACACTCATTTTCATACCATACCTCCTCAAAAGTTTATGTTAATTGCCCTAGTCGTCCCATTTTTTTCAATCTCAAATTTACTATGTATGAGGCTTAAAAAGGATAGAGGAAGATGAATAGGCTTGTAGTAAAATTCTGGAGGCACATAAGAATAATGTTTGATGGTAATACATGGAACCTCCTTTTTGTTGTACTCCTCTATAGCCCAGTATATGTTATAAAACCCTGCAATAAGAACAGGCGTATTTTTATAAATCTCAACTACTGGAGGTAGTAATAATTTCCTTCCAAACTTTACTGCTTTACAATCATCTGAGACGTCAATACTTTTTTCTAAAAGTAAAGCATAAAAAAGCTTATGTGCCTGCTCCTTCTCCGAATTATTGTCCTCTTTATCTGGGTATGTTGTAAATAAAGAATCTACGGAAAGGTACTCTATCTGGATTAAAGAAGACTTATATAAAGGAAGCTTCTTATCAGATATAGTTAAATTCCTAATGGCATTTGTAACTTCATTTCCATTAAATACTTTGTATGTATTTAAAGATTTCATTGTTCCCTCCCTATGCCAAAAATTATTTATTGTTAGTTTGTGTTGGCCTATAAGGAGAGGTTGGTTTTATAGAAAAACGACCTCCGATAATCCCTGTTTCCTTTAATACTAACTCCGACTCCTCTTTAATAGGCAACTTTCCGTGTTCTTTCGTATATTTGCGAACAAAGGCAAGGTAATCTTCAGGTTCGACTGCTGCTCTCATAGGGGATGGCTTCCTATTTAATAACTCTTGCTTTCTCCTAAGACCTCTAATTTCTTCCCCCAGAATAAACCTAAAATTTGTGACAAAACTTTCAGGCATGTCTAAAAATCCATCTATTTTATCTTTAGGAACGTTTAACCTTTGAATCAAACCTCCAACTGGAGAAAAGGGCTGGTAAACTACTTTTCCTTTATGCTTAACTTCTTTGTATGCTTCGTTTGTATTCTCGTGTAATTCCAATTGGATATAACAACCTTCAACTTCATAATACGTGTTTTTCTCCGTAACAAAACCACCTATCACCTTCCCAGAGCTCATTAAGATAAATTTTAGTTCCTTCCCATAAAGTTCGCCCATAGAAATTCTCCTTTACTTTTCAGGGATGAATAAATGTGTAGCCCTATATTTTACAGTAACTGAATTATTTGCGTCATTATTGACAATAGTTGAGTAATAATTATCCATGTCGTCTGGATAATGAATAAATATGTCAACTTCGGTAGTAGCTAATTTATATACATGCTCTTCAACTAAGACATATACCTCTGTTACTAAAGTCTCTTCCAAAGTAAGCGTAGCTCCTGCACCTATTTCTATATCTCCAGATAGGAACTTGTTTACTGCAGCCAGTTCATAGACATAATTAAAATCTATTGCGTCTATGATTGAGCCCATGCCTGTATAATCTACCCTTACAGTGGTCCCAATTTTACTTTCATTAAAAAATACTAATTGTTGGTAAGGAGCAACAAAATATTGGTCCACACCTGGAGGGAAAGTGTTAGTTCCAGTTATTAACTCACCTGTATCCATGTTAATTACAGTAATCATTCCACTTGTTCCGAGGGCAGATACAGGACGCTCATATAGCCTTACATATCCAACATTACTATATTTTGGATGCTCAACTATTTCAAGCACATCTGACCTGGGCTGAAAATCATTACCCTCTGTAGGAGTAGCTCTTCTATTGATTACAGGAATACGAGGACCAACACCATGACTTGCAACATACATCCTAAGTCCTCCTTATTTTAAAATAAAGTTTATAAACGACATCTATAAAACTTCCCGTATCTGTTGCCCGACCTATTTCACCAAGTATTTCAGAAGTCTCCAAAACTTCTTTTTCACTAATTTGATAGTTGGCCTTGAGCTCACTAAAGAAGGCATTTTTAAAATAGTCTAAAAGAGCTATTTTCAATGGAAATATGCCAAACTTTTGCAAATACGACTCAAATAATTCGCTGAATTCATTTATTGGCGACTCCAGCAGAGCTGCAATGAATTCTTTTTGCTCTGTTTGATAGTTACTAAGTTGCGTCATTACTTCTCTCCTATTCGTAGCCCTTTGTAGATGTTTGGCAAAGAACTTTAAAACACTTATTCTTCCTTGACTCACATCATATAATTTTTCTGCTATGGCCTTATTGTATTTCCATAAACATTTTTTAGCCAAATTCTTGGTGACAAAATCCACTGCATCCAGAGTCAAGTTCCCAATAATAATTCTATTGGGAGATACTATTTCATCTTCAAAAAATATTCCTACATTACTTTTGTCAATGAAATACGATACAAACTTTCTGTCTGGGATATGGACAAAAAAATAAATTTCCTTTATGGCGGGAGACTTTAATACTCGTAAAGTCTTATCTGTTCTAACACATAGAGCCATTTTATCTATATAAACTACATTTTCACTTCCTAAAATATTCTGGAGGAGTAGCAAAGGAATGTCAGGTTCGCTTGCAACAAATTGGGTGCAGGGGAGGATTCCCTCCCCCAGCTCATATTCATCTAAATGTTTGTTTGACTGCATTAAGGCAGAGAATAATTCCAAAGGGTCTTTATTCTTCCTCATCCTTCTTCCCTAGCTTTCTTTCTCTTGGTTGAATTACAAATTCATAATATTCCTCATCTGTAAGTCCCATTGAAGCAGCCCTTCTTTTATCTTCTGGACTCAACTCTACTTTCTTTCCTCCTTCTCCGCCACCTCCACCTTCACCAGTGTCTTCTCTAGGAGTCTTCTTTTGAGGTGGTTCGCCCTTAACTAAATTTGAATTCTCTGGAGCAGATAAGAATTTTTCTAAGAATTCCTTTGGAGATAATTCTGCGATACCGCCAGACTCTGTTTTCTCTTCTACGACATATTCTCCATCCTCATTCACCTTAAAGAAATGTTTTGTAATTAAATATATTTGTTCTGGATTGACTGCGTTCATCTGCGTGGCAAGGTTTACCAGCTCAGCTTTCAACTTATAATCACTAAGTTCTCTTACTTTTTGTTCCCTTTCTTCTAATGCGCTTTTCACCTTCTCATACTCATCTTTAGGGACATAGTTCTCTAGCTGCTTTTTCAGCTTATCTAGCTCTCCAAGTAATTTCTCCTTTTCGTAGCGCTCCTTCTCCAACTCGTCCATCCGCTTCTTTTTCTCTTCCTCTTCCTTCTCCTTATACTTCTGCAATTCCTCTTCCAAAGACTTATACTTTTCCAGTTCTTCCTGTAGGGACTGTAAAGAATTTAGCTGTTCTTGAAGGTCGTTCATTTGTTTTTGAAGCTCACGGCGCTCTTTCTTTAACTTGTCTCTCTGTTCTATAACCTTCTTAAACTCAGTTTCAGGAATATACTTCCCTTCACCACCTCCACCTTCAGGTGGAGTAGGATTGTTGTTATTAACTTTTCCATCACCCATAGTTTATACCTCCTTCATATATGATTTCTGTTGATTATATATTTATTTCTTATTGCTGTCAACTGCAGAAAAGGAAACCATCTTAGCTAATTTACCTTTTTGTATCTGGGAAATAGGAAGAGGAAGGATATACGTTAGTTCTCTAATTAATTCGGAGACGTATTCTGGGGATAAACCTGTTTGCACTAAATTGGAAATATTTAAAGTTGATACAATCCAGGACTGTAGTGAGTCTAAGGAAAAAGTATCTGGGTATAATATTTCAAGGTCATCCCCTGCTTCTTTACCTATATACTTTCCAATCGTCTGGAATATTCTTTTTTCAACTAGGGCCATACTTTTACAAAATTTTGCAAGCTTATTAGATACATACTCCATATCAAACGAACCGTCGTATCTCTGTATCCCAGACAAATACATTGCAAAAAATATTGCGTCTCTCACAATCTTCCACACATTTCCCATACCGCTGACTGGAGGGGAAATGTAGTTTGGAGGATGTCCTGTATTTGCAGGAAATGTTAGAACAGTGGACTTTGCTAATCTCCGTAATGCAGGGTCCAGCCCTTGTTCAATAAATGAGTCTGCATTAGCTAGTTCAAGGTAGAGGTTATATTCTTCATCGTATTGCATCTGTCTTAATTCAGATTGTTTGGCTTGCCATTCTTCAATACTTCCATCGTCTGGAAGTGTAAGCTGGTAAAATGCATTTCTTTCCCCCAGCTCCTCTGCGAGCGAGATGTTGTTTAAAATTCCTTTCATTATGTAAGCTAATCCCAAACCTAATCCTTGGCGTCTATTGATTCTGAAAGAAGACGGAAAGTTGAGCTGAAACACAGGTGTGTAGCCTAACCCATGCTCAAATGGCTTTACGATATTGTTACCGTTCTCATCAACTTCATAAATTTTTTCGTAATCTACGATAATATAAACATCTACTTCATCTCCCTCAACAACTTTTGTTGTTTTAAAGGTTGCCCACATAAATCCATGCCGTCTCCTCTTATCCCAATTGATTAACTGGGTAGGAGAAAATAAGGAAACTGTAGGCATTATTTCTTCCGCAGAACTACTATACTCTGGAAAGTCCACCCCTTCGTCTATAGAGGTAAATGCGTAATCAACAAAGATATATGCCGAGCCAAAGTAAGCAGATAAGATTCCTGCCTCACACATAAAGTCGTCCAACGGGTCTCCATAACCCGTAGCATCGTCAATAAAATCCAAATATTCATCTACGCCTTTTCTAATTACACCCTCTTTAAAAATTGGCTCTACAAAAGAATTCAAAACCTTTCTAGCTATGTCAAAGTACCATGCTCTTTTCAAACGAGTTTGATAGGCAGAAGAGTCTTCAAAGCTATGTTGTAATAAATAATCTTTCGTAACAAAGTCTTCCCCACCTTCAAGAGCATCTAATAGAAAGTCATATTCGTTGGCATATTTATCATACAAAGGATGATTGTCCATGCGGTCTTTTATACCAGGTAATTTGTAACCCATACGAGTACCCCCCAATTATTTTTGCCAAATTTCTGTTGCCTTACAATCGGCCTCTAGTGGAATCTTCCACATAAAATCCTTTACAAACGGATATTTCTCTTTGATTTTATTTTCCATACAATCCTTGACTAGACTTTTTATGTAATCTTGAGGGACGTCATTTCTGACTTCTAAGATGACTTCATCATGAACTTCTCCCCAGAAATTTACCTTATTTATGTATAAAGGGCAACTTATCTTTTTTCCAGCCCTTCTTACAATTACCTTTTCCGACCTTAGCCTCTCCATAATAGTATTGAGAGCCATCAAGAAAATGTCTGATGCAGTAGATTGGACGCATGTATTGACCGCTTTTCTGTAAACACTAGCATCCAACTTATTAAACCTTCTGATTCTTCCAGTAGCCGTCCTAATAAAAAGATTTTTTTCTACAAATGCATGGACTTCTTGTATCCAATTGTATATAGATTGCATTCCCTCAAAATAATCGTCAATAAATTTTTGTGCCGTTTCTGTATCCCAACTTCCATCAGGTAATTTCATTTTTAACCTCTTAGCGAGGCCTTCTGCAGTCATTCCATATAAAATTCCAAAAGTAATTGTTTTAGCACGTTGTCTGTAAGTTATCACTCCATGTTTCTTGTTTTCCTCATCCAACTTGATAAGTTCATCATATGGAATCTTAAATGCCTTTGATGCAACATAAGAATGGAAGTCAAGTCCAGAAACACAAGCTTCCAATATCTCCTCAGATTTAGCATAAGCGCCTGCAACCCTTACCTCAATCTGGGAATAGTCAGCAGACAATAAATAATACCCTGGCCTAGCCCTAAATAAAGCTCGCATTGCAGAATCTCTAGGAATATTCTGTATGTTTATCTGGTTTGTTTTTCCTAGTCCTACAACATCACTTCCACCAGACGAGGTCCTACCAGAACGAGTTGTATTTGTCTTGAAAGAAGCATAAACCAAATCTCCCTGCCGTCTTTGTTTAATCCCCTTGACGTATGTATTAAATTCCTTGGATATTTTCCTATAAAGCAAGAGTAATTTCGATAAAGTATGATTTTTTCCTTCCTCCGTCTCCATGAATTCCACTAAGACTTCTTTTTTCAAGGAAGTAAAGTTTAAGTGTGGGAAAAACTGATTATACACTTCTAGTAACTGAGGATTTGAATTAGGATTAATTTCACACCCATATTTTTTCTTATACCATTTTCCCTCTGGTGTATTTCGTATATGTCGGAGTAGGATTTCAACTTTAGCACTTAATTTTTTTTCCACCTTTTTCCACATTTCTTCATTGATTGTTATACCATTAGCTTCCATATCCCGCAACGCATTCTTAGCATCCATCACAATACTATAAATAAAGTCTAACTTGTTCTTCTTTACTTCCTGCAGCGCTAAAAAATATAATATAGAAGTTACCACACCATCACCAGCACAATATTTGTAAATCTCTTCTGGAGAAAGGAAATCAAGGTTTTTCTCCTTCTTTGCTCTCGCTTTTATTTCGCCTCCCCAGTGTGAAAGTTCAGGAACATATTCGTAGGCCAAAGAAGCCAAATTATACTTTTTTCTTCCTTGGTTAATAAGATAACAGGCATCCATAGGGTCGCCAGAGATTCGCACTCTAATTCCAGTATGCTTATAAATAACACCCGTATCGTACGTGGCGTTAAAAGCAACGGCCTTTGTTTTATCCAATGCCCTAGCCAAATCCGCAGTCCATTCTCCCGTATATATAATTACTTTTTCTTTTGGATACTCAAGCGTAAATTTTCCAGGACTGTATGTAGTTTCAGGTAGGCTTTGGAAGAAAGTAAATACAGTACAAATATGATTGCAATATTCTTTACCGTAAAACCAATCTAGTGCTGACCTACCTTTAGCATCAACCTCACATTTTGTTTCCAGGTCAAAAGTAACAATCTTCCCCTCGTATTCTTTTAATTTTTCTATCATTTCTTTTTCTGAGGAAACTTTAGTGAAGTAAAAATCAAAAGAAGATTGGAAATTTATCCCTGGAATTTCCCTAAATAAATTTTCAATTGTTTTGCCTTCATGCTTTAGGAATTCACCATAAGCTCTTTTTACAGATTGTTTATCGGGAGAACCAAAACTCCACTCTACATGACGACGGATGTAATAGGCTGGATGGTAAATACATGCATAGAATTTTCCGTCTTTCTGAATAACTTTTCCGTGCGTTTCTTTTAACTCCAAGCCGAGGATTCTTTTCACTGCAAACTGACCTAATAATATAAATAGATTTCCTTTAAATCTATCTAATTCATGTTTATGAAGTTTAAAACATCTCTTGGCCGTAGGCTCTAATAGTTTTTCTCCATCGGGAAAGCACTTTACTACATTAAACCTGTATGTATCTTTCCTTTCAATCCCAAATTTTGCTAGTAACTTAAATATGAATTCTCCACTCATTCCAACTAAATTGTCCCCCTGAATAGATTCCTGTCTTCCAGGAGACTCACCTATAAGACAGACTTTCCCTTTTGGATTTCCTCTAGTAGGAACATATTTATTAGCCACGAATTGACATTTAAAACAAGCTTCTGTTTTAGGCATCTGTAGCCTCCTCTAAATATTTATCCTGAGTAAAGGCCATTAAATCTTCCACGTAAAAGATATTACAACGACCGCCTTTGGTATATCTTCCAGCATCCACCTTGACCGACATATCTGGAACAAAAGAAGAGTCAGAGTCTGCAGACCTTTCCCTATGAACAATTACAATTGTATCTGAGTCAGATGCTCCTGCACCTGTCCACGCAATATCAAAATAGTTCATGTTCTCTGCTTTCTTTATATCTATCTTCTTTGGCTGGGCGATAGCTACAATAATAGCATTTAAGTCTATAGTTAGAACTTTTAGTGTTTTATAAATATTTTCAATGGCCTCTACTTTTGTTTGATTTTTTGGTATATTTCTGACCATATACTGGACATTATCAAAAACAAAAAATTTCACCCCATATTTATGGTGTACATCCCTAAATGTGTTTTCTAGTTGTTGTGGAGTTAAAGTCCCCTGGAAGCCTAAGTATAAGGGAATATTCTTCATGACAAAATTGAGTAATTCTACCTTTCCTACCGACCTTCCTATCCCATAATACATGCCAACAGCCATGTTTAAAATAACCTGCGGAGGCATTTCCATACAATAAAATAATGTAGGAATACCATTCAACGCATAATATAAAGCTAAAGACAAACTAAACGTAGTCTTACCCACTTTAGGTAGGCCTGTTAAAGTAATTAGCTGCCCTTCTCTAAAACCAGAGTTTAAAATTTTGTTAAATGATTTGAGATAAGTAGGATAGTATTCAACGTTAGTTTCTTCTATGGCTAAATCTACTATATCCTTCGGCGTATAAATAGACGGGATTTCAGGAGACTTGGCCTGGGTCTTCAATCGTCTAACTGCATCTTTCCCATATTTCTTATAATAGTCGGCTAGGTCACATCCCTCTGGGATAGGAAGGATATAGCACCTATACCTTCCTAACCTTTCCAACCATTTCTCTATTCCCTTTTTCCCAGCTTCGTCACCATCAAAGGCTAGATATATTTTTTCTGCTTTAGAAAGCAGCTCAACCCAACGGTCATCTATAGAAGTAGCTCCATTAGTCACTCCAACAGCGTTCGTAAACCCACAGGCAAAAGCAATTATAGTATCCTTTTCACCTTCACATAGAATAATTTCCTTCGCTTTTCCTGTATGCAATACCGTCTCTCTAAAGAGCATGTTAGGAGCATCTTTTAACTTCTTATACTTTCCTTCTGACTCATCCTCTCCAAACCACACTCTTAATTTTATATCATAGAGCTGGGGATTTCTACCGCCTTCTAAGTCAACAAAGTGGGGTATAACTAAGTACTGCCTTCCTTCTCTCTCCAGATAGCCTAGCTTAAACAATCTAACAATTTTTTCACTAATGCCCCATTCATCTAATAATATCTGGAGTAAGTATGCGTTCTTTTTCTGTAATAAATTTGCGTGTGCTCTTTCTACAAGTTTATAATTTTCCTCTGAGACAGGTTTTACCTTCTTTCCTTTAGGTCCACTTACACTTTTAACTAAACCTAAGAGTTTCTTAAGTTTAAATAAATTGCCTGAGATATTATCGCTAGTATGGTGATTGGCATGTTTACAATCCCATAAACCATTAAATTTATTAATATAAAATTTCCAGTCAGATAGCTTACATATAGGACACGTCTTAACTACAATTTGGGAGTCCGTTTCTCGATACTCCCAACCCATAGCTTGAACAAAATCAAGAGGAGACTCTTGCACAACTACACCCTCCTATTTCAGAACCGTATTGACAATTCTTATTTTATGGAAGCCTAATCTGGAGAATAAAGACAAAACCTCACATTCGGTGAAAAGTTCGGAGTGAGGAAGTATCCATAGATAGGGCTTATATCTAATTATAAAACTCTTTAGTTTTTCTTCTAACTCTTGAAGCAAAGAAGAACTAAGAATGATTCCTAGCTTTTTTAGTTGATAACCTTTGGAAACAGTAAGGTAGGCACACTCCCAAAAGCTAAACCCTAAATTTTTATGTGGAAATATTTTTATTAATTGTTTCTTGACAAAACATCTGGAAAAATGAACCTTTAAGAAAGGTTTTTTATTATCTCTTTTACTATCTCTTATATGTAGAAGTTTCTTATGGGCACTACTTATAGTCTCTTTTAAATTGTCGAGGTCAGGATATAAAAAAGTGGGTTTATTCCTGCAAGTATAAAGCATCAATTTTTCTATAGCAATCAATGATGCTGGGATATAAGAAAAGTTATCAGAGGTATTTATTAGAAGACATAGATAGTATATTCTAAATGCATCTTTCCTTCTCAATTTGACCTCTTCTGTCGCTTTACAAAAAATAGGAAGGAAATCCCTAGGAAGAGCTGCATAACTACTTCCTTCTCTTTCCAGAATGTTCAGAGCTACTGGAATTACTTTATCAGAGAGAATATGTTTTGGAGTTGGAGTGAAATAAGGATACTTGTTTTTGTAATATTCTAGCGACTTTTTTATTACGGCAGTAAAGATTTCAACATCTTTTAGGTTAGGATACTTTATGAGTAGGTCATATATTTGTTTCTCACTTATGAGACTTCTTACTTCGTCTTGCGGAAAGTTTGACTCCCAGATTTCTTGCAGCAAATTCAAATAGTTGCGTATGATTCTGGGAGATAATCTCTGTAACAACATTGACCAAACTCCTTATCAAAATGTTAATAGGTATTCCAACCTCACTGCTTAACCTTCTGAGTTTATCTAAAGTCCTTTTCTCTAACTCCATTTTAAAAGGTAATAAATAAGTATTTGAATCTGGAGTTGGAGGCAATATAGGCGGATTACAAGTATCCTTCAATGCCTCCAGAAATAGTAAGAAGACAAAGTCTCTAAACGATTCATACTCCTTTTCTCTGAATTTACTCATAACATTCTAAAATCAAGGCCACCTTATTTAAAGGTGGCCTTTGTTTCCTTAATCCTGTTCTATTGTTTCTTGTCGATATTCTAACACATGAACAACACCATCATGTTCCAGACTCAGAGATACTTCTATTAATCCTTGGTCTATTGCATCGACCAAAAGTGAGATAAGTCTAGCGAGTTTTGTTCCTTTTCCTGCTGGTCTAAGTTTATCCCTTTCCTCTACTTCCTGCGGTTTAGTTTCAATTACCTCTTCCACTTTCTCCTCTACTTTTTCTTCCACTTTCTCTTCCACTTTCTCCTCTACTTTCTTTTTAGACTTGGGTGTAGCTTTCTTCTTAGTTGCCTGTTTTTGTTTTGTGGTTTCTTTCTTCGCAGATGCCTTCTTTTTCGCAGGTGCTTTCTTTTTAGCTGGTTTCTCTAATTCATCTGGGTCTAAGATAGGTTCAGGCTCTACAGGCCCAGAAGTTTCCTCTGACCCATCTACCTCTGGAGAAGGAACGTCAGGTGAAGTCTCTATTTTCACCTCGTTTTCGTCCGCTTCTTCAGCAGGAACAAAATCGCTACAACCAATCTCGTCTGGATTGGTGTCCTCGGATACCCCTTGGCAAGCTCCTTCTTTAAAAAAGATACACTCTCCACATCTTTTTGCCATATTTTTACCTCCTATTCATCTTTGTTTTCTAAGGAAATCTTACGATATTCTTTCAAGGCATTCCCTAGACTTGTACTTACCTTTCGTGCTTGTCTTGCACTAACCTTAGTCCCTTTTGTTTTGTAAAGGGTGTGGTAAGTTACGAATTCATGCCACAGACTTACACATTCTTCAAACTTTGCATCAAGTTCTGGTATCATAGCTAAACCTCCTTAAATATAATATTGTTAAAATGGAACATCGTCATCTTCAAACCCAAAATTGTCCTCATCCGAACTATCCTCACCAAAGTCTTCCCCTTGAAGTGATGGAGTTTTAAAACCATTCTTCATCACCTCTGTATCCCAGGGAGTGACCGCTGAAACATAATGGACGTAAGTTACTACAAAAGGAATCTTGTTTTGTCCATCTATATTAGGTAATATTTTCAGACGGACAGTACTATCGGTTTGCATGTCGTTAGCTGGAACAAAAAGAGGGAAGTCTTTCTTTAGATACAATAAAGTTAGAAGCTCGTGAGGATTCCTGATATCATACCTCAAAATCCTTTGATTGAAAAACTTTGAGGTATCTATTGGCTTCTGAATATAATCCGCAGAATAAGATGGATAATCCTCACCTTTCTTTTTCTTCAATACTACAACTCCACCATTTGTTAAATGCGTGGGAGATGGACTCCACCTCAAATCTGGGTCGGTCTCAGATACCTTTTCAATAATGTACTTAGAGACACGAATAGGCCAATTAAAAAGCACTACCTTTTTGTTAAACTTTGCATTAGACTCACAATTTAGAACTAGCGCATAACTCCAGACTTGTTTTTTGAAGTAGGCCTTCCTCCCCTCGTTTTCCTTCCCAGCATCAAATAACTTCGCTGCCTTCTCACAATGAATACAATCATAACCAAAAATCTTTTTGATGCAGGGAACATAAGTCCCAGAAGAACTTAACTCTTGAGTAAAGTCATTCAATCCTTCCCACATACCTAAAACCTCCTGACTTAATTTTTTTGTTTAACCCAATTACCCATAACCTATGTATAGTATATATGTTTACTAGCTAGTTGTCAACCCCTTCTTTTACATTTTTTAAAATTCCCCTAAATATTTTAAATAAATCTTTTTTCATGGCTTTATAC